AGTTCTGGTATGAAGGACTAGGTTGGTCAGTAATAGATGAGGTCGGTCACCGAGGTTAATTAACTAAGGAGGATTAGTATGAAGCATAGAAGAAATCCTGTGGCAAAGCATGCAAAGAAAGTTAACAAATGTTCCGTTCATAGAGACAAAAGTAAATACAACCGAAAGAGGATTCCCAAACAGGACTCCTCTTTTTTTGTTATATACTTATAACAAAACGATATAAGAAACTTTAAAAAAACTGTAGCCCTTTTATTAGTAATGTTGTATAATAGCTATATTGAATCAAAGAACGAAAGAGAAAAATTATGAAGTTAAAAAAAGTTGCAGGTTATTGGATCGGACTTAATTCTAAAAGTGAAGCCGTTTCCTTTTATAAGACGAATTCTTCAATGAGTTCTCATACGTCTTCTGAGAAATGGCGTGCAACAAACTTCGATACTGATGCGTGTGAAAGGTTTGAAACTCTTCGCGCTGCTAAATTAGCTTTTGAGAATTAATATTATGAAAAAGACGAATTATGAAATTAGGTACTCTATTGATCACGATACATTGGTTGCTGTTGCAGAGATTTGGGATCTTGATAAGCCCGATGCTGATTATCCATACGATCGAGTTGAGATGGAATCAATTTTAGAATTAAAAATCTGGTGTGAAGAGAATTACTCAACTAATAAGGTGAAGCTTCTCAATAAGCCAAGCCGCAAGAGACTGACTGTCGAAGAACAAGAAGCTGAATGGTTAGTCTTTCAAGACTGGGATGGTAGGTAATGAACAATTATCAATTGCATAAAAAGTTAAAAACTGAGCTAATATCTTTGCTAGATATTCGTCTAGAAATGAATATGGAAGATAAGGATTTTTACTCAAAAGCTGTAAGCATTGAAGCTAGTATAAAGATAGCTCAAACGGCTATAGATGATATTGAATGGACGCAAGAAGAGATAGATGACGCAGAGGATTATAAAGAACCCCCTTATAGTTGTACTTACTGTTGTTAATAAAGTTATATGCTTATAACAAATGGTTATAAGAACGTTGTTGATTCTAATGTCATTCTGATGTATAATAGCTATATTGAATTAAGAAATAAAGAGTAAAAATTATGATGACATTAGAGCAAGCATTCGCAAAAGCAGTTAACTCGAAAGCAAACCGTCTTGATGATGGTACAGTTGATTGGAACTATGTAGACTCTGATTGTGCTATGGATATGGAATTAGCATCGTCTTATCAGTCTAAAGAATCTGACGATTTCAACATGATTGATTGTGAAGATTTTTACAATCGTTTTGATGCATTAGCTAATCAGTATGAGAAAGCACCATTTGAAGCAACTGGAGTTTAATTATGAAATTATCTAGAAGTGAAATGCGTGAGACAATCAAGCGAATTATAAACAGTGGTTTTGCTTTCCGTGAAATGGAAAGGTTTAGCCCAGAGCGTGAAATGATTGAGAGAGCTTTATCTAGTATGCTTCAAGAAGCTAACCAGATGGACTTCATCAAGCGTACTGGTGTACTATCAGCAGCTCAACTTGATAATGTCTATAACGATATCGATATGGAAACTGAAGGTATGGATGACGCTCAAGCGTGGTTTGAATTTCAAGAAATGGATGGGAGAAGGTGATAATGGTAGATATGGAAGAACGTTACGAAATGATCAAAGCAGCAGCCATTAAGTTTGAATTTCGTAAGCAAATGAAAAAGCAGGGCTCTGTATCAACTCGCCTACGTAAAGCAAAGAGCTGGGTCAATGAAGGTCTTGCAAAAGATATTGACAGTCAGTACAATGATGCAGTGCTAGCTAAGATGGATCATAACCACAACCATTGGACTGATTCATCCTCCTATGCTAAGACTCACTATGGTGAGAGAGCAGAAGCAGTAAATAAATATGATAATGATTGGGATTAAGTGTTGACCTTTTATCAAATCTATAGTATAATAGCTATACAATATAAATTTAATGAGAAAGAAAATTATGATGACAATAGAAGATATGTTAACTCCACTACAAGAAGGCTTGTGTGAAGTAGTATTTAATAAAGTAGATGGATCAGAACGAATTATGACCTGTACGTTAGTTGGTGATTATATTCCGGATGACCAGAAACCTAAGGGTGTAAGCACTAAGCCTAAGTCTACTGAGACCTTGGCAGTGTTTGATATTAATGCAGTTGGCTGGCGATCTTTTCGCCTGGATAATGTGACTAACTTTAAAACAATTTAGGTATTGATTATGAGTAAAGCTAAGCGTGGTAACACTATAGATGGAATGTATTTAGGGAAAGAGCCTTCTTTCACCTTAGACGACTTGCAAGGTAACGATCGTAAGATGGCTATCCTAGAGTGTGTCAATTACTATAATTACAAATATAAGTGTAAGGATAATGTTAGTGTGTGCTTGCAATGGGCCACAGATAATATGTCTAAAGAACTAGGCAAGAAGCTGAAAGCAGCTCCTGCAGTTTACCTTAGCAATAGCTTTACTTCATTGATCCGTATGACTAAGCGTGGTTGGACTTTATCAACTGCTGAGAAGAAGATGATTGTCGATGGCATTATGAGAGCCATTAGTTTGACGGCAGTAGATCCTGATGAGCCTGTAGCTAAGGAAGTTACAATGGTAAGGATTAATCCTCAACAACGTTTGGTTACTAAGATTGCTAATACATTACTTACAGACCTTGATCAGTTTGAGGATGAATGGATTGCTAAGATCACATCTAACAAGTATGATATATTTAAGAAGGCTGCAGAGTTTGGATTGAGTGGTGTTAAGATTAAAGCTCCAGTTACCGATTGGGTCAATGATCGTTTGATAGAGCTTCAGAAGGCTGTATCTAAGAATGAATCTGATGAGGAGTATGTAGAAGCATATCGTCATATTAAACCTGCTCAGATACGAGCTAGGATTACTGTTCTTAATAACGTGTTGATTGATCTCGATTCATTAGTATTATCTTCAAAGGCAACACGTAAGTCTCGTAAGCCTAAGTCGGTTACATCAGAGAAGCAGGTGGCAAAGTTGAACTACAAGACGGTGGATAACGACTATAAAGTCTCATCATTTAGTCCAGTAGACATCATTGGTGCTCACTTCTTAATGGTGCTTAATACAAGCAATCGTCAGATTACTGAATATAATACAACACGTGTGGAGGGATTCCAAGTCAAGGGATCTACTCTACTACACTTTGACCCAGCTGATTCACGAACTAATAAGTTACGTAATCCTGATGAGTTTATTAAGATATGTCTCAAGAAGACACCTAAACAAATAAGTAAAGCAGGCAAAGCTCTCAGTACAAAGGCAAGTGTGCCTACTGGAAGATTCAATAAACATATGATACTATTACGAGTTAAATAATATGAGTTCGGATAATATAATGAACCGCAACAAATTCTCTAGGTTGGTAGAGGAGTTGGTTTCACTAAGCGTTGGTACTATTACATACATCGATGCTATTTTGGAGATTTGTAAGCGCCAACAGATAGATCCATTGGATGTTAATAAGATGTTATCAAAGCCAGTATACGAGAAAGTACATTCAGAAGCTCAGCAGGCTCGCTTACTTAAAGTAGCTCCTCTTAATACGTTGCCCCTATGATGGCTGATGTATTGGACGACTTCGGAGTATTCAATCTATATATGGCTTGTAAGTTACATTACTCTAATGGATCTTATAATGCTATTAAGTATAACTTTAGAACTAAAACTAAAGAGAATACTTTCTGGAAGCGTAAGGATCGATACTTCTTCCATAAGTTAAATAATACACTTAACCATAATCGAGAAGAGGTTATTGACTACTTTAATGCTCAGTTCGTTGCTGGTAATGAATGGATTGGTGACATGGTAGGTGATGAAGCTGTGTGGAATCTACATCAGAAAAAGATGCAGAGTTTCCATTACAACTTTGAGAAGGATATAAATACGATTCACACAGAAGTGTGTAATGAGGGAACACTACCATTCGATAGTGTATTTGATATAGATGATGATGAGTCACATCCACCTATTATCAAATTGTTGTTGCAAGACGACATAATGATCGAGACAGTAATTGTTTTAAATGAGCTATTAGGATTCGTTCCTAGGTTGAAGATTACTGAAACGTTGGTCTGGCCAGACCTAAAGAATCTTATTCTTAAATATGGCAATATGTTAGATGGTAAAATAAACACTAAGAAATGTAAAAAAACATTGCTAAATGTGTTTACCTTTTGACAATAATGTAGTATAATATACGCTGTAATACTAAAAGTAATACTAAAAGTTAATATAAAGAAAGGAAGTAATTATGGGATTTGCAGATCTAAAGAAGAATCGTTCTGGTATGATGGACAAGATGTTATCAACAGCAAAGAGTGCTGGTGGTGAAAAGAAGTCATATGGGGATGATCGAATCTGGAAACCTTCAGTTGATAAAGCAGGAAACGGTTATGCAGTATTACGTTTCCTACCGGCTGCTGAAGGAGAGAATGACCCATGGATCCAGTATTGGGATCATGGTTTTAAGGGTCCAACAGGACGCTGGTATATTGAGCGATCGTTAACATCACTTGGTCAAGATGATCCTTGTTCAGAGTTGAACTCTAAGTTATGGAACTCAGGTCGTGATGAAGATAAGGCTACTGTTCGAACACAGAAGCGTCGATTGCATTATGTATCTAATGTACAAATTGTAGAAGATCCATCTAACCCAGCAAACAATGGTAAGGTTATGTTGTTTGTATATGGTAAGAAAATCTTTGATATTATCTTAGATGCAATGCAGCCTCAATTTGCAGACGAAGATCCAATCAATCCATTTGATTTCTGGGATGGTGCAGACTTTAAATTGAAGATCCGTCAGGTAGAGGGATATCGCAATTATGATAAGTCTGAGTTTGCTAAGCCTTCAGCATTGAATGATGATGATGCTGTTCTTGAATCGTTGTATAAGAAGTTACATTCATTAGCTGAGTTTAATGGACCAAGTAACTATAAGAGTTATGCTGATCTAAAGACTAAGTTGATGCAGGTGTTAGGTCAAGATGGAATGGCTATGTCTACTGCAGAGCATGTATCTCTTGATGTGACAGAAGAACCAGCTCCTCTAAAGCAGCAGGTCGCAGCAGCAACAACTGCGGATGATTCAGAGGATGATACATTATCCTACTTTAACCAATTGGCATTAGATAGCTAATAGCTAAAGTAAGATATAAAGATACAAAGGACCTTCGGGTCCTTTTTTTATGCCTTTAGGATGCCACCAATTGAAGCTTCTTCCATTGCGTGTGGTCGTACTAACACCTGTTGTGAATTGGAAATACTTGAGCTGGATGCATCTACCTGAGTATTCATACGACCCATACCACCAGCCATCTCATATTGTTTCATAAGATTAAGCATTTGAGGTTGTGTCATTGGGGTTATTTCGAGGGAGCTCGAAATTGGGGCCTGGTAAGGTGCCGGAATATCACCTGGGTCTTCTGCTACCACAGAGCCATCGCCTTTGTTGCGCTGAAACGTCTGAAAGGCTGCCATAATTTGACCTTCATGCTTCTCTTTGTTAGTCTCACCAGTAACTGGATCTATCATCTTCATCCAGGCGGCCCTATCTGCGATACCCTTGGCCATGACATTACCTGTGCCCATTGCACCGTTACCAGTGATAATGCTTATAAAGGCATCAACAGCACCAGTAAAGAATCCTGAAACTGCGTCTTTTGCTTTTTGCAAAAGGTTATCGAAATCATCACTATTAACGTAATCAACAGACTTCATGCCTATATATGATACTATCCCACCAATCGCTGCTCCAAGTAGCATTCCACCGATTATACCGATTGGTCCAAATATCATTCCTGCAGCGGCACCTAAGACTGCACCAGCGGTCATACCAACACCTACCACTTCCATCAATCTCAACATTTCTTTATCAGACAGTTTAAACTTATCCTGAGCAAAACCTACTAAAACCGCTGAGACTGCTGATCCTATCATTCCACCGATAATAGCACCAGGAAGACCACCAATTGCAAACCCAGCTGCAGCACCAAGGGTTCCACCAATAGCTAAACCCATTGATCCGGGAGTAACCTTACCACTCATAAATTCATCGACTGCTTTATCATAAATATCAGTCACACCGAAGTAATTGGTCAGTGTTCGAACTGCAAATGCAGCTATTGTACCTACAAGACCAAGTAATAATCCTCCTTTCAATAAACCAATACCAAGTGCTCCTAAACCAGCAACGGTAAAAATACCAGCAAGCCCTGCAAAGGCTGCAGTCAGTAAACCCATAATGCCAGCCATCAGTCCACTACGCAGTAATAAACTATTACCGAATAAACCGCCACCTTTTTCCGTTTTACTACTAGCTGTACCACCACTTGAAGTTGGTGAAGGTTTATTAGCTTCACGTCTATCTTCTAGATCCTGTAACTTATCACCTTTAGAAGCCTTTGCTAGGGTTGCAAGGTGTGTTTCTTGTCTACCACCTGAATCAGCAAGAGTCTCTAAACGAATATTAGTCGCCTGTACCTGTAATATTAAATCATTTAGGGTTTTTTCGTTGGCCATGTCTTTACCTTACCTATTACTTTTTTCGTATTCTGCGTTTTCCTTCTCGATGTGTTGTCGAAGAAGAATTAAATATATCTCTCTTTCCCATGGCATCATATTATCAAGATCATTTAACGTATAATTATGGTGTTGCATCAATGCGAAGTTTGTCTTGAAATGATTTTCTAAGTTATCATGTAAAAGAGTTATGTAAAAAAATTAGCTAACCCCGTGAGTGTAGTACTGTTAGGCTCATTACAAGAAGTGCAATTATATTCCATATCGTAGCTAACTGAAGGTAATGCTTCAATGTAATCTTTAATCATATTAAAGTATTCGTATGATAAACTCTCAACAAAGGCTACAACCTCTTCCCTTGGTTCTTTATTACATTCGAATATTTCATCGCCATCAAATATCTTATCCACACACGAGATGACAGTCTCATATAGTGCTTCTACTTTAGATTCCTTCGGTGCACTCATCACAACATCATATGACGGTGGTCTAAGTAGCATGCCCATATCTTCTGTTATCATTATACGTGGATTATTAGCTGGGTCAATTTTAGTAGATTTAACTTGATCTAGATCTATCTCTTGCTGATTAGCCTCTTC